TAACAGAAAGACTCAAAAGCGATCCCCTTTCTGTATTAGCTGAAGCTGGTCTTACTCATGATCAAATAGCTGAAGCTTTGCTTAACAGCCGTCCAGATGATATCGAGCTACGGCGTATTAAAGCAGAACTACAGTCTATCAAAAATAGCCAACAAGAACAATTTACAAAAATTCAGGACGCTCAAAAAGCGGCCTATGAACAAGCCGTGAAACAGGTCAGCCGAGAAGTTAAAATGTTGGTTGACGGTAACGAGGCTTATGAGACCATCCAATCCGCTAAAGCCCATGAAGCTGTAGTGGAACTGATTAAGCAAACTTATGATGAGGATGGTGTACTACTAAGCGCCGAGGAAGCTGCTGATATGGTAGAAGAATACCTATTAGACGAAGCCCTTACGATGGCGAAGCTGAAAAAAGTACAGTCTAAATTAGCTCCACCAGTAGCTGCAGATTCTGGGACAGAAGTACCACAAGGTCAGAAGCCACAAATCAAAACAAAAACATTGACGAATACAATTGTGTCTTCGTCTAAACCATTATCCAATAAAGATCGCAGAGCAAGAGCTATTGCGGCCTTTAAAGGTGAATTAAAATAAGGTGACTTATGTCAGCAATTTACGCAAATGTAAGTAACCAGGTAGCAGCGCTAAAAGAGCTCTATACTGGTGACGACTATATGAAGGATCTAGTCTATAAAAAGAATCCTTTGCTCAGCCTCATCCCCAAGGACGAAAGCCCAAGTGGATTTGCTGGTAAATACATTCCAGTGCCTTTGGTGTATGGTACACCGCAAGGCCGATCTGCTACCTTCAGCAACGCTCAAGGTAATCAGACTGCTCCTCAAATCTCAAGCTTCTTCGTTTATCGTATTAGCAACTATCAGTTAGCTACTATCACTAACGAACTATTGGAAGCTACAAAGGATAACGCCGGAGCTTTTGTAGACGAAGCAAAGCTCGTTATGGATACTGCTTTCCGCAATATCTCAAACGACTTGGCACTCGATCTGTTCAAGTCTGGTACAGGTAGCCGTGGTCAAATCTTGACTATCAGCTCCCCTTCCACAGCAGTTGGAGCTACTGTAATCCAGTTGGCAAATATCCAAGAAGTAGTCAACTTCGAAGTTGGCATGACTCTTGTAGTATCTGCTACAGACGGAGGAACTCCTTCTTCCGATACAGTTGTTCTTACAGCAGTAAACCGTTCATCCGGCGTACTCCGTGGAACAGCTTCCGCTAACCCACTGTCTGCAAATTGGGCAGCTTCGGGTTATATGTCTGTACAAGGTGACGTGGCTTCCGGTGGATCCACTTCTACTTCTTCTTACTTAAAAGTAAGCGGATTAGGAGCATGGCTTCCTAAGGTAGCACCAGCTCCTGGAGACAGCTTCTGGAACGTAGACAGATCAGCAGATCCTACCCGTCTTGCTGGCGTTCGATATAATGGTGCAAGCCAGTCAATCGAAGAAGCCCTAATCGACGGATCCTCTCTCGTAGCCCGAGAAGGTGGACAGCCTGACATGTGCTTCATGTCATTCGCTAGTTACGCCGCTTTGGAGAAGAGTTTGGGAGCAAAAGTGCAGTATGTCGATGTCAAACACGAAGAGGCCGACATAGCGTTTGCCGGTATCCGTGTACACGCTCCATACGGTCCTATCACAGTAATTCCTGACAGAAGTTGCCCTGCTAACACGGCATACCTCTTGCAAATGGATACCTGGAAGCTCCGCTCACTCGGTAAAGCGCCTCACATTCTAACCTACGGGCTAGAAGGTTTGGAAGGATTACGAGTTGGCACAGCTGATGCATTAGAAATCAGAATCGGTTATTACGCGAATCTGGTTTGCAATGCTCCCGGTTGGAATTGCGTAATCACGCTATCTGCTTAATAGCATAGCTAACGGAGGCCCTCGGGAGAAATCCTGAGGGCTTTTGTTTTATGAGAGACAGAATCGCTAAAATTATAAGAATGGCTCGTGGAGGGCGTATTAAAGACTCCAAGCCTTTTTTGAGATATAACCCTAAAAAGCATAGTCGCACTGGTGGACTAAGCGACTCTTACCGTCAAAAGTATAACAGGGAACACGGTAGTAATTTAAAAAGACCTGTAACTGGAAAAGTCAAACCCGGATCTAAGGCCGCGAAAAGACGTAAATCTTTCTGCGCAAGAATGTCCGGAGTGTCAGGTCCTACCTCAAAAGACGGTAAACTTACTCCTAAGGGTGCTGCGCTTAAGCGTTGGAAATGCTAGACTTATTTGGTGTCTATAGTTTGATATGGCATTTATGACGCCTAGAATGCTCTAGGTTGCACCCGGACCTACTAAGCCTCCTTAGGTACGGTGAATGTGAACGGAGGCAAATAAAGGGCATTAAAATGGCTAATAGGCTTTTTAATCAATTCTCTTTCGGTTTAGAAAAAATGCGGGTAAGCTTGTTCCTAAGCTTCTCGATCGATGGTAGTGGAAATCCAGTCCTAGATGCTGCTAACAGCAAAGGTATTGAATCTATCACTAAGTTAGGCGCTGCAGGTAAATACAGAATTACCATGCAAGATGCTTACGTAAAACTTCTAATGGTGGAACAACTTCCTGTTAATCCAGTATCTGCTGCAGTACTTATGTCATTAGATAATGATGACGTGCAAAATAAAATTATTGATATACAGTTTGCAAGTCTTGTTACAGGTGCCGGAACATATTTATCTTCCGGTGAATCTCGTAAAATGGTGTTAGTACTTCGTAACAGCACTGCTCCCTAAGCTCGCCAAAGTCGTAGACGACGAAAGGGCCTAGGCAGTCCCTGGGCCCCCTTCCATAGGAGCGCGTGTGCCTGCACCATCAATACCTCAAAACCTTATTGCCCAACAAGGTAATGGACAAATTTACCTTTCTTGGGACCAAGTGGCAGGAGCCACGGGATACCCTTTACAGAGGAGTACTGACAATGTCAATTTCTCGACTATTGCCACTCTTACTGCGGCTGAGTATCTTGATCCTTCTGTCATTGTTGGCACTACGTATTACTACAGAGTAGCTTCAACTAACGGAATCCAATCATCTTTTAGTAGTTCAGTTTCAGCTGTACCTGCTCTAACCGGCGAAATGTCGTTAGGCCAAGTACGCTTATTAGCTCAGCAAAGAGCTGATAGAGTGAATAGTAACTTTGTTACAAAGGAAGAATGGAATAGCTATATCAATCAATCATATACAGAGCTTTACGACTTGCTCGTAACCCTGTATGAGGATTACTATGTAGCTCCTCCCCTCACCTTTCAAACAGACGGTTCGACTAGCCAGTATACATTGCCTAATGGTAGCAACTTTAGTGGAGCTCCTGCTTTCTATAAGCTATTAGGTGTTGACTGCGGACTAGGTGCTAATAATAACGCCTGGGTGACACTGCACAAGTTTGACTTTATTAGCAGAAATAGGTATGTTTTTCCTAACGTTACCTCTACTTTCCTCGGCGTATTTAATCTTCGTTACCGCGTAGTCGGTAATACACTATTCTTCATACCTACCCCAAGTGCTAATCAATATATCAGATTATGGTATATTCCTCGTGTAGCTACGTTGCTTAAAGATAGCGATATGTTACAGAGCATTAGCGGATGGGTGGAATATGTTATAGTTGATGCAGCTATTAAATGCTTGCAAAAAGAAGAATCTGATGTTACAGTGTTAATGGCACAAAAACAAATGCTAATTGACCGTATACAGTCTTCCGCTATGAACAGGGATGCTGGGCAACCAGATACCATTTCTGATGTTCGCACCTTTGGTGAGCGTTGGGGTGGATACGGTTCACCTAATGGCGACGGAAGCTTTGGAGGCTATTGATGTCACTGCCTATCTATAAGTCAGATGATCAAAGTCTTATGCTAATGCAGACAGCATGGGCTAGCTCTATTAATCCTATCTTGGCTTTGCCTACAAATAACGGTGTTACATTGCAAAGTGTAGTGTTAAAAGCCGGTGATAATACTATTGATCATAAGTTAGGCAGAGTGTTGCAAGGGTGGATGTTGGTTAGAGTAAGGGCAGCTGCTGTAATATATGATAAACAAGACTCTAATCAAGTAAAGAGCCGTACACTTATACTTAATAGCTCGGCTCCTGTAACTGTGGACTTATACGTGTTTTAAGAGGACTATATGCCTAATACAATTTCCCCTAATATGTCGCTGATTCTACCAACGGTAGGACAAGAGCCAGGACCTAATTGGGCATTAGATTTAAACAGCTCTTTATCAATCCTTGATCAACATAATCACGCCTCTGGTAACGGGGTACAGATTCAGCCTTCAGGTCTTAATATCAATTCTGACCTTACTTTTAACGGCAATAGTGCTATCAATCTCAAGGCCACCTACTTCTCTCCACAAGGTAGTGCTCTAGCTTCTTCTGAGCTTAGAGCTGTATACTCTTACAACGGTGATTTGTATTACAATAACTCTACAGGAGCTGCTGTACAGATTACTAACGGAGCAGCTGTAGCAGGTACACCTGGAAGTATTGGAAGTCTTGTCTCCCCGGCGTCTGTAAACTATGTATCTGGTACTCAAACTTATGTCTTTCAATCAGCTGTAAACACTGCAGGTAATATTGATGCAGGGTCTTTGACTATCAGAAGAATAGTAGCTAGTAGTAATGGAATCACCCTTTCTGCTCCTAGCTCCTTACCGTCTAACTACACTATCACTTTCCCTTCTAACGTACCTTCTGCTCAAAAGATAATGTCTCTTGACAGCTCTGGTAATTTATATGCTGATTACGTAGTAGACAATTCTACTATTGAAATAGCTTCTAATATTATCCAAGTCAAAGACTTAGGCATTACTACTGCAAAGCTAGCAGACAGTGCTGTAACTACTTTAAAGATTGCTGACTTAAACGTCACAACTAATAAGATTGCGGATTCTAACGTCACTACTGTAAAGATAGCTGATCAGAATGTCACACCAGTAAAGAGAAGCCCAGCTAACTATTTTACAGGTAATACAGGTACAGTAAGCGCAACTGTAACAAGTACTTCAACTTTATTCTACAGCGGTACTATAGCAACTAGTGCAGCTAATAAGCAAATACAAGTGTTATTTCAACCTTATTTAGATGGATCAAATATAAACGCTGGTGCTCAAGTAAGATTGTTTATGGTAGTAGTTGACCCCGCTGCTGCAAGTACTACTATAAGATCTGTACAGTTTACAACTGACACTCCTCAATTCCAAGCTTTACATCTTTGCCCTTCTTCTGGTACTTACACAATACAACTAAGAATTGAAAAAACATCTGGTGGATCTACTGGATGTAACATGGTTGACTATCAACTACAGATTGTAGAAATGGGATAATATGCCCGTACAAAAGCAAACATTAAACATACCGTTTGCATTAGGATTAGACACAAAGAATGATCCTTGGCAGATTGCTCCTGGCAATTTTCTAGCCTTGGAAAACGCTTTATTCCAACGTGGTAATGCTTTAAAAAAGCGTAATGGGTTTGAAACTTTAGTCAATCTTCCAAGTGGCTCAGAAGCTACTACACTTACCACATTCAAAAGCAATCTTACTGCTATAGGTAATAATCTATATTCTCTTAGTGATGCTAGTAATGAGTGGCAATCTAAGGGACGTATACAGCCTATTTCCTTAGCCACTCAATCCCTTGTACGTACAGCTTATAGCATAAGCGCAGTAGATACAGTTATTTCTGAGAATAATCTATCTTGCACTGTATTCCTTGATGGAGACGGCGTATACAAATACCAAATAAATGATTACACCACAGGTGAGACCTTGGTGAATATCACACCGGTAGCTACAGGAGCTAATCAATGTAGGGTGTTTTATTTGGGTAATTACTTTGTTATCACATTCTTACGCCCGACTGCTAATAGACTATCTTACATTGCTATTCCCTCTACGTCTATTAATACAGTAATAGGCCCTACAGATTTAAGTGCTCAAGTGCTGTCTGCTACTACTGGGTATGACGGCTATGTTATAAACAATACATTGTATGTAGCTTGGACAGGTAATGATGGGGGTGGAGCTATTAGAGTGACAAGGCTCACCTCTACATTGTCTCAACTAAACACTTTAGTTATCAGTGGCTATACAGCTTCACGTATGAGTGTGACTGCTTATCAACCAAGCGCTGGCTTGCCTGTAATCTGGGTGACAGCTTATAACGGGGGTAATGGATATAGTTGGTCTATAGATGCTGGCTTGCTAGCTGCCTCTGCAGCAAGACATACGATGGTGTCTGTTACATCTACACAAATCACTTCTGTAGCTGATAACAGCGGACTTACTCTATTCTATCAATTAACCAACACCTACACCTACACTTCAGCAAGAACAGATATTGTTTATAAAGTTACATGTACATTAGCAGGTACTGTCTCAAGTCCTGTTCTTGTTCACAGAAATTGTGGGTTAGGTAGTAAAGCTTTTTTTGTTAATGATACTATTTATGTATTAGTGTCACACGAAGATATTAATCAATCCACTTATTTTCTACTAGACTCAAGTGGATATGTAGTAGCTAAACTTGCCTACTCAAACGGTGGAGGATACTACACTACACAAGTGTTACCTTCGGTAAACGTAGCAGGCGATTTAGTACAATTAGCTTATCTTTATAAAACACTTGTTATTCCTGCCAATAAGTCTCAGGCTTCTGCTACACCTAATAACGTTTACGCTCAAATTGGATGTAACTTAGTCACATTCAACATGAGAAGTGATAACCTACAGACTGAGGAAGTAGCTCAATCTCTTAATATTGCTGGTGGATTTCTTTGGATGTATGATGGTGTAAGCCCTTCTGAGCAAGGATTTCATCTGTTCCCAGATAACATTTTCGCAGTAGGTTCAACTACAGCTGGCTCAATGTCTGCTCAGCAATACTTTTACGCCGTTACATACGAATGGACAGATGGTCAAGGACTGATACATAGGTCAGCACCAAGCATTCCTTTGTCTTTCACTGTCAATAATGGTG